CGAAGATTAAAAATGAACATAAAAAAAAATTGTATTAAAAGCTCATGATGGTAAAAGCGCAATTGTTTGTAATGCAGATATTTTTTTAAAAGATAAAAATATTTTCTTTTATGCAAAAAGTGATTCTGAGATTATATCGGTAGACGTTCCCGGGTGGTTCAAAGCCGCTATTGGAGAAATTAATTGGGAGTATGTTAAAAGCAAAATAAAAGAAAAAGCCCATGTTATAGACGATGGTGAAAACGGCATGGAGCTGACTATAAATTATTAAATTCTTGACCAGTCAGGCATTATGGCATCTATTCCTTGTTTTTGACAAATAACATCGTGAGGCATGGGTGTAGAAGCTTCTGAAGCTCCGTCCTGTCTAAGACACCCCACAAGTACTTGAGTGGTAGATACGGATGATATAGTGTTATTATTTTGAGCGCCACTGCTATGTATGGGATAAATAGGGGCTGTCACAGCAGATGGGGTTGTAGAGAATATGTTAGAAACAAAATCATACGTATACCTATATTCTGCACCGACTATAGAAATACTTGCAGCTCCTGCTATAAAATTAAAATTTTGACTAATAACAGCTCCTCCATCTGATGCTTTAAAACTCAATATCGTCAAATTAGTTTCACCAAAATAGTATGCTTTAAAAATGTTTGAGCTTGAATTTGTATAAAAAGCTCCTACTTTTTTATACTCGGAAAATCCAGTAGGAGATGTTGCAGAAGTAGACGCTACAAGCTTGACCGCATTACTACTTACTACTGTATAAACATAATAAAAAGTTGAAGCAGCGATAGTCCCTGTATCAAGACCTCCCGCTCCTGAAACAGCAGTACTTAAAGTTAGAGAACCTAGAGTAGCTGTTGTATTGCCTGTTTTTGTAAATTTTGCAAACTTATCTTGCTCTAATAGATCCGATAATGTTCTAGAAAGTGCCATATATTATTTTCCTTATAGTTCTGCGTCTGCTCTAAATGTCCAAGCTGTCCAGTCGTTTATATTTGCTCCGTTAGATCTTCCCGCTGCTCCAAATACGGTATTTACATCTACTACTGATGGAGCTGAAGCGTTTTGTCCTGTTATTATCGTATAAGTCACAACAGGTACAATTCTTTTTTCTGTCTTGTAAGAACTCCACCATCTTGAAAATGTAGAAGCAGCCGTTCCGGAGGAGGCGACCATTCCAACTTCATAATATCTCTGACACAGCTGTAATTCTTCAAAAATATCTCTTCCGGCAAGTCGAAACTCAGGTTCACGAGTTTGACCCTCGTTATCTTCCTGAAGACATGCATCTGTTAACCAAAAATTATTTACTATATTATCACAAGCATTGACTTGATTTGATGTGGCAATAAAATTACCTGATTGCCAAGAGTTAGCTGATGCTCTTAAATTAGATCCGCAAGCCAATACAAAACCTAATTTTAAACCAATTCCATTAGCGTAATCCCATGTTCCAAATGAATCATGCTGGAATCTTACAATTTTCTTTTCCCAAGTATTTGAAGCAGAAATTGTATATTCTTTAATCAAAGAACGAGTATCCGTTGCATTTCTGATGGAGATACAGAATGTTCCGGTTTTAGTTGACTTAACCCAAAATGATAGTACAACTTTTTTATTTTTAAAACTTCTGAGTATATTCCCTTCTATTCTTTGAGATATTAAAGTATAATCATTTGCACCGATAGATACTTGAGCGGTTGTGCAGTCAGAAAGTAACGAATAAATACCGAATGCAGAAGAGGGAACATCAGAAGAACGAGAAACAGTATGTACCATTGTGCCTGTTTTTCTATACATCCATCTATCGGCTGTATAAGTACTATCTGCAATAGCGGCAAATGAAGTATTACGTTGAAAATACGAAAAATCGCCATTTATTAAGGCATTCTTTAAATCTAATTTAACACTCATGTTTATATTCCTTGCTCAATACTTCCTCTAATTCAATGATTACTTTTTACATATTTTTTTCTATTTTCCGTAGTCCGTATAATCCTTGAGTTCTTTTAATATACACTCTATATTTTTTCTCTAGCTGTCTGTCTATCAAGAAGAAGTTGCATATATTCTTCTGTTGATAATTTTGTAGGACAACCTAACTCAACTTGATCTCTATGTCGAATGACTTTGTAATCTGTTTCTTTTAAAAATCTTTTAGCCCATGCTCTATCTTTTTCTTCCCGAGACACCCCTTCCACCTGCTCTAGTAGGTCCGGCGATTCCTCGGGTGCTCCGTAAATTTTATATCCTTCTGGCAGTGGCTTAAATGGAGGTTCCATTTCCATGATTATTTTTTTGCCTTCAGGTGTCTCTACTATAAATCTCATATTGCTCCCAAATTCTTGTTCAGTCCGGCCGTGGTTGCTTTATTAATTTGCAGATTTGTATTGCTCTAGAAGAGCATTTAATATTTTATTAGTTGCCATATTATTCTATCCTTATTACAAAATACACGTTTGCATTTTTAGGACGAGTTTCATTTTCACCAGCCGAAGAGGTGTTTTCTGCGATGGTACTATTCCCATAATACCCGGTTTCTGCAATCGGGTGAGATGCTTGTCCCGCTGTTTCTCCGTAAAGATTTACAGCATTGTGATTAGCTACTAAATGAAAATGTCCCTGCATAGCATGGCCTTGTACGCTTCCAACAGTATCTCCAGTATTTCCGCCCGTATTTGCTGCTGTTCTCGATGCTCTGTCTGGATCGTTTCCAATACCGCCGTCAACGCCACGAGGGAATCTTCCTCTTAGATCTGGAATGTTTATATTTCCACCAGACGTACCCCATGCTCCACCTAAATTCTCATTAAGCTTTGCATAAGAAGATATTGCTAATGTAGAGTTATCGCAGATTCTACAGTTTGAAGGAATTTTGGTTGGAAGTCCGTACCAAAGAAATCCCCCGCCAATAGGACATCCTGTAAAGTAATCTGTATTACCTTCGTCCTGAGTTCCTCGTCTTAAAGATGTTTTTGCCATATATTTACCTTATATTTACCTTATATTTACCTTATATTAATATCCTATCGCAAACCAGTAAAAAACTCCTGCAACATCATCTGTACTAGATATTTGAAATTGAGAATTACTTAAAATATTAGCACCGCCTAAAGCCCCAAACTGAGTATATGACTGCCATACTCCGAATGGTCCATGAGTAGCCTGCAATGAAAAACAAGCACTAGGGAACGCTATTGGAAAATTAGCTGTGCCAGTTGAATTTGCTGCAACCGTAAGTTGACCCCACTGCATAATTAATCCGCTAGGTAACTTCTGATATCCATTTGTTGTCAATGATGCATCAAATTGTCCTAATGCTGTTGCATTACTTGCTGAAACAGCATTTGCAACATTAAATAATTGAGCAGCATCACCATTCAAATCCGCCTTGTTTACTTCATGATCTAAAACCATATCTCCAAAAGCTCTTCTTTCAACTTCACTTGGAGATGCGCTGTAATAATCACTTGCTTGAGTTCCTGCTACAACAGCAAGATCATCAGCAATTTTCTTAATAGAACCGCCAAGGCTCTCTATAGTTCCGATTGCATTAAAATCAGTAATCGCTTGAACACCAAAATCCACCACAATGTCATGAGCCACCGAAACCGGTGCTACGTTAAAAACAACCGTAGTTCCAAATCCATTGCCTGAATCGACTTCATAGTAGTCTTTATCTAAAGTCGTACTTGAATTTCCTGTATTTCTATAAGCTAAAATACCGTTTACAAAAATCTTAACAATACCAATATTTTCATTTGGAAATAAATTAACTTGAAATTCTTGTGCAAGATTCAAAGTCGTTTGTCCAATAGCTAAAGTATAAGATCTAGAAACAGTTCTAGCAGAAGCTACTACTAAATCTGAAACTGGTGCTGAATTAATTGTTCCAACGAAAATTTCTCCTGACTCCGCTCCAACTCCCTCGTAAGGACCGATTAATGATACATTATATGCATCGATTACAAGATAATCCAATCCCTGAATTAACTTACCATTAGAGGAAGAGACAAGTTCGAGGTTCTTTTTGTTTACTGTAAGATTTGCGCCAGAAATTTCAGCCACTGTCGCCTGGGACACGGTTGGCATTTCGGCAGACGGAAGTGTTAAAGCAAGAAGGTTAATAGTAAGTTGACCCAACGTTGCCTTGTGATAAAACACCACATTACGAGAGGCAATAGGAGGGATTCTAGATTTTGCCAGATCCTTCTTGCTGAGTGAAATGTTTGATTTAGCAATTGAACTCATAAGTTAAACCTTAATGATGTAATTTACATTGATATTTTTAGGTCGTGTCTCAACTCCGCCCGTTCCGCCTGACTGAGTGGTTTGAACACCTCTCCAGTATGACCCGCCTGGATCAACCCCGTGTGTGTCAACTCTTGTTTCTACTGAGTGAGTGTGACTCTTGAATTGGTCTTCTTGAATACTTCCTACCGAATTTCCAGAATTACCACCATTTGTGGGGCTTCTTAGGTTTTTATCTAGATCTAATCCTGCATCTCCATCAACACCTCTGAGAAATCGTCCCCTATAATCAGGAAGATTAAAGGTTGAGCTTCCATCCCCTATGCCGTGAGAGGTTCCTATCATAAGAAATAACGATGCATACTCTGTCCTAGAAACGGCTCTTCCATCGCAGATTAAATAACCGTATGGGGCTGCGTTTCCTGCAAAAGGGAAAACAACTCCTGATGGTATGCCTAAATTTCGTCGTTTATCTGCCATATTACTGCTCTTGTTGTTTTAATTCTATTTTATTATCGATAATTTCAAAGTCTGGCTTAAGAACAGATGCCCATTGATCATCAATAAAAGCTACAGTATAATGTTCTGTTATGTCGGGCAAAGATCCCGATACAGAGTTTTCAGGCTGTTCTTCTGCTTCTATAGTATCAAGATAAATTTTTGTCTCAGCATCGAATCTATGGTATAGCATGTATCTCCTAATATTTAATGATATAGTTAATTAAAGAGTTTTTAGGACGGGATTCAGTTCCGCCTGTAATATCCGTCAAAACTTGTTTGGCGGTAAGGTTACTTAATCCAGAATTTTTTACACCAGCAACCGTCGCACCTTGACCGGCAACAGATACTTGATTTCCTATTCCGGCATCGGCATCATTTTGAACGTGAGTGTGAGATCCGAATTGATCACCCTGAATAGATCCTAACCCACCTGCACTATTCCCACCAACTGTAGCTGCTGTTCTTGAAGCATAATCAGGATCTTCGAACTGTACAATTACAGCACTATTGACTGATCCTGATGTTAATGCAATTCTTGTTCCAGCAAGTGCATTTGCTAATGTTGTGGCAAATGCTAATGTGTTTGAATTTACTACGATAGCGTAATAATCAGTAGAAATAGCAAGACCTCCTAACGTACCGCTTGATAGCCTTATTTTAAATCCTGTTCTATTAATTCCGTGATTAGAAAATGTAGCTTGGGTATTGTTCGGAGTTATAGGTACTGTTCCAGATCCGATAATTGTTGTTATGTTAACTCTTCCACGAAGAAAAGTCCCTCTATAGTCAGGTAAATTAAAAGTTGTTAATCCGTCACCTTGACCGTGAGAAGTCCCGAGAATATCAAATAAAGCGGAGTATGTCGTTCTACTTACGGTCTGTCCTTGACAAAGAAGATAACCTTCGGGAGCGGTCGAACCTGCGTAGGCTTTTACCTCTCCTGTTATCGATGATTTACTAACCAATGCTCTTGCCATATATTATACCTATACTGAATATATTACTATGTTATCTGCGTCGTCTATACAAATTTCTCTTAGAGTACCATCTGGTCTACGCAGATAAATCCCTCTTCCAGCAATACTTTTATCAACAGTATTATCCGTTGAACCAAGATGGTTGGTCGCCAACAAATTTGCATTAGTATCCGAATTGTCAAATCCAGACCCTTGAGATTGATCGAAAATCAACTCTATTGTTTCGCCCGGAGCTAAGAAACTACCTGATGCGAATGTTATATCATGTCCACTAATTGAAAAAGCTGGATATCTATAAACCTGGCCTGTTCTGATATCGTATATTTTCATATTATCGGCATCAGGAAGAAAGGCTGTTACTGTAAAAGTTGTCGTATTTAAATCGCCACTGAATGTGAATTTTTGTAAAGCCTGACTTCCAGTAACAACATCTCCAACATGTTCGTCATAAAACATGCCAAAGGCCTTTAGTTTTTTACCAGAAGCAGAGGAAGTTACTCGAATTCTTAGATCATATTCATGCCCAGAAACTTGATATCTAATTTTTGCTGTTCCAGCAGACCACACAGTTCCATTATAAACAAAATCTGTTCCGGCTGTTGTCGAACGAACTCCAATTGAAGTTGTTGATGCAACAAAAGAAGATCTATAAGTGGCATCTGTTTCTATTTTAATCCAGTAGCTTCCGCCTGCTGGAAGGACATTTCTAAAACCGCTCAGAGTTAAAATGTTAGTTCCTGCACTTAAACCTGAACATAATGCTATTGTGCTGTAAATAACACCCCCTGTTGGAGAGTTAGAACTATCTTCTACAATACTGATCACATAAGAACCACCAGGAGATCCGGTTTTTACTAAATTTAAAACTAATTGATTAACAGCTGACTTATCAGTCACTGTAAACTTGGTGGCAATACTTCTTAAAGCTGTCGCATTAAGCTCTGTGGTTTGAGTATCAACAGCTTGAGCAAATAAAGAAACGCTTGAAGGGACTGATAATAATTTATCACCAGTAAATTTCTGGGATAAATTCTGACGAGTCATTGATATAGCTTCAAAATTTGTTCCGTCCAGAGAAGCTTCGTAAACAGCATTGTCATCTCTTGAAGCAGAATCAAACCATTCGGCATGTAATTCAACTCTTAAACAATCATTATCGCTTGTTAAAAAATCTGTGTCAAATAATTGAGTTGATTTAAAATATTGAGCAGCTGCAGTAAATGAATAAACACCGTTTGCAATGTCAAAACTTGCTGTGGCAGAATCTTCAAAATTATCTTCATCAATTTCAAAAACAACAGGAGTGACAAATTCATAGTAAGAGCTAATTAATCTGTGTTTAAGATTTTCAGTAAAACTATTAGCATCTCCAGTTCCGCTTCCAGACCCTCCACCAGTGCCTAATTGCATAATATCGGCTTGGTCAATGTCTTCAATTCCTCCCGAATTTTCTTGAACAGTTACTTGTCCTAATTGAATTCCCTTGGCAAAAGCTGCTTTAGGAGCATTTGCTTTGACAATATTACTACTCGCTGCCGGAAGAACAATTAATTGAGCTGTAATTGTATTGTCTACATTTACAGATGAAGGAATTATTGTTACTGAATAATTTAAATATTCTGTAACACCGATTGTTGCAGGAGTAAAGTTTACGCCTAAAACAGTGACCCCGTCATTTGCATAAACATTTCCTGTGCTAAAATCAATTTCAGCACCTTCAAAACTTAATACAAGATTTTTTAAACTTTGAATTAATTTTTGACCATTATTTAAAATTCTATCAGATCCTGTAACAACAACTCTTTTTTTATCGACGGGATGTTCTTTTAATCTTAATTGACCAAATAATTTATTAAGGGTGTCCAAAGACTGTTGTAGATCTGTATCAGAATCTGATAAACCACCATCTTTTGTAACACCAACAGTTGTTACCGCCGTGGGAGCGTGATCTGGATCAGCAAGACCGGACAACAATCCGTGATCATTTGGAGCAACCTGCGCAAATTGTGTATCTTCTGCTGCTCTTAAATCTCTTACATCAACAACATTTGCGTTTGGTGTATTAGTAAAAGCAGACGATGATTGGAAAATAATTCTGTATAATACTTTAAATTCCTGAACCGGCATTGTGCCAAAGCTCAGTGAGTCATAGCTATCTTCTGCTTGAGCATCAGAAAGCAGTGCGTGTTCTTTTTGTCCAAGAATAGCGATTACCGGCTCGCTAATGTTATTTGTGGCAAAAACCCACATACTGACATAGTAGCCTTCTTGAATATCAACCTGGGTCCAAGGACCGGCTGGATTGTTGTATTGAATTCTTACAGCGCCCTGTTTTACAGGATACTGAGTAGCAACATCTTTTCTCCAATCACCGGCTGCTCCGTTTCTATAAAATACAGGAATCTGCGCAATAGGATCAAGGATTTGTTCGAATGGATTAACAGGAGAGGCAGAGTTAGTAATACTAATCTTGATGTCTTCATCTCTAAGAATAATATTGCCGATAGCTATTTGTGCGTCAGAGTTTGAATTCCCGGTTCCGCCAGTGGTGAAATTGATCGCTCCGCCACCGGTTATTACTGCACCGTTTAGATTATGCAAATATTCGTGTGTAGCGCCGTCTAGCGTGATGCCGTGACGTTCGTCAGCTAAAATAATAGCTTGATTGTTTGCTGCATCCCAGTATATATTGGAAACATATATTTTTTGTGTTATGATTGAAATATCGAAAACAGTACTATAGTCTAATGTTCCATCGATTTCAAAATAGAAAAAATAAATACCTTCCGTGTCTGGTATAGTAATTTGTTGTGCAGAATTAAATCTAAAAATTCTTCCTTTAGCAAAAATATCAAAATGAGTAGCGGGAGATAGCGGAGAAATTGAAAAAGTTCTTGATCCATTATCAAAAGAGATTTGAGAATCAGTTCTATTTGGGAAACCTGTTGGTTCTTTTACAGCATCTTCAACTTCAATTGGTTTCCAATATCCTCCAACTTTTTTCCAAATAGTTTTTACATAATCTGTTCCTGCTTCGACTCTGATTAAATCGCCATCAACAGGCTGTTGTAATCCGCCGAAAGCATACATTTTTTCAAATGCAACAGCCGTACCAACTCCACTTACTTTGTACAATCCTTCAATTGGGGAATTTACAAAGAAAACATAATCACCGTTTAAAAGGGTTTCGCTGTCAATTGTGACAGATGCCCCTGTAGGAAGAGAAGTAGAAATAAGATCAACAACCCTTACTCTTGGTATAACATCGTCTCTTTGTTCAAGACGCTTCAGACTTCTGGTTAAATTTTCACCATCCGTCAGGTGCATGTTAGTTCTGGCAACACCTAAGGCATTTGTGTAATCAGGACTAATATCACTTTCGCTAGGAGAGCCGATATATTGAAGAACAGCTTCGCTTGTATTATCAGAAATTTCTTGCCATTCACCTTGTTGTAATTCTTGACCGCCTAATACTCTTGCATAAACTTTAGCAACAGATCCTGTGTCATCTTGTCTATAAAATAGCCAAAAATAATCCTCTCCGAAAGGAACTGATCCTCTATCTGCTATTTGAACATGCCTTTCAGAAGAAGGTGCTGAATTTGTTTCATAAACACCAAACGCATACTGAGCGTCAAAGCCAGCAGGTCCTGAAGACATTTCTAAAAATGGTGTCGCAAGAGTTACTTGAGATAAAGAATTGACAGATAAAATTTCATAATAAAATTCATCACCTCTTGAAGCATCTTTAATAAAATCGCCAGCCTGAAGATCAGATGTCCAATTTACAGATCCTACTGATGTAACAACAGTTCCGCCCTGAGTAAATACGAGGTTTGGGATAATGTTTACACCACGAACCAGCTCAAGATAAGCAACTTGGTTATTAGAAAGAACGATATCATCAGTGGCTTCGTTTTCAAGAATAGCATAACGCAATCTTCCACCGATGAAGCTAAGATATAGTTCATCACTCCAGTTAATTTGACCGGCTTTTGATGTTAAAGTAATATTTGCAGAAGGAACCTGTAAACCGTTTCCTGTGTGAAGATAAACTTGATTCTCAGGATTAGCTAAATTATAGTTAGAAATGATAGTATTAATATCGTTTATACTATTTGCAACCAGGGTAATAGGTTCTGAAGCACTTGCATTTACAGTTTTAATTATAACATTTGTCGTCATTCCAACTACAAGACCCTGGAAATCAAATGCACCATGAATTACATTCCCTTTTCCGGTAAACGCAGTATTGGCTATATCTTGGCGCAATCTTGAAATAGATCCGGCACTTTCTGAGTACCAAAAAGGAGTCCCCTTAAGGAGTTTGAACTCTGTCATTAAAGCGTCAAAAAAATCCTTCATTGTAGTGATTTGTTTATCACCGCCAAAAAAAGGATTAGACGTAGATGATGTTGATGTGTAAAAATTTTCTACACGACCATCATTCCAAGGGTAGTTATGAAATGGGTTAGGATTTTGATCTCCAGCAGTTCCAAGTCTGTAAAGTAAAGGACGGCGATCTGTAATAGAAATTACATTGTTTGATCCGTCTGTTTGTACAATCGCAATCGGTAGTACGTTACTAGCAAAAGACGAGGTTGTAATTACAATCTTATAATCTAAAGTAATCGCAAGTGGGACTGTTTTAGAAAATTCAACATTAGAGGTGGGATTCCAAAAATTAACTTGATCGGTTGTGGAGTCATTAACATCTCTTACGAATTCTAATCCGATATAGTTATCAGTGTTTGGAGTAAAAGCTCCATCTATTCTATCATTTGTTGTAGAGCTTAAAACCTCCGACGGTGTACCTGCAGGGATAACATAAAAAGTACCTGATTCATTGGACGATCCGTGTAAAATAGCCGAATTTTCTACTAACAATTGAAGACCGCTGGCAGAGGCTCCTACGGATCCTGGCATGTTAATTTCAAGCCCTCTAATTACATAGCTTTTATTTTCTCCAATAATTAGACCTTTGATTAATTCGTCAAAATCATTAGAAACAGCTGATTCTATAGATTTAAGATGCGGAACATCAATTCTCTGCTGACCCAAAAAATTTTGCCGTCTTCTTACGCTCATTTGATACCTTACAACCTATTGGAATTATAAATATACATTATAAAATTTCAC